TACTTCTGCCGGTCCAGATCCTCCTTGAACTTCAACCAGACGGTGGCCTGCACCTGCTTGGGGGTGAGGTGTTCGTGCGGCGCCCGGTCGGCGTTCAGCCGCCGAGTGGCCTCCTGCACGGCATGCCGATAGAGGTTGTAGCCGACCGGAATCTGCTGCCGGGTCACCGGATCGATCTCCGAACCGCCCAGCTCGGGTGGCGCCAGATAGCGTGTCTCCAACGTGCCACCGTGCGGCTGGGCCATGGCGCGGACCATGTGGGTGTCGATCACCGCATCCTGGTCGTCGAGGTTGGTGTAGTAGCCCTGGTCGTTGATCGGGGTGGCGTTGACGATGTTGTTGTAGAAGCTGTTGATCTTGGGCCCGCTCAGATGCTGCTGCCACTGATCGCGCGGCGCGTTGAAGATGGCCTTGGAGCGTTCCACGTTGCCGCCGATGGTCGGCAGCCCGGCGGATCCGATCGGCGTCTGCGGATTGAATTCGCCCGGCAAGCCGGTGGACTTGACTTTCTTCTTGCGGGCCTGTGCCACCGCGCGCGTCATCCTCGCCAGCTGGGTGTCTACGCCGGTGTGCGCCAGCCCGTTGAGCCACTCCTCGCGGATGTTCGGATCGGCCATCTCCGGCATCACCTGGCCGTGGGCGTCGGCGTAAGCCTCCATCTCGTTGGAGGTCTTGGGCTCGTGGCCGACATCGGCCATCCACTGCTGGTGCACCTTGGGGTGGATGTAGCTCTGCTGCCAATCGTATTTGTTCTCGGGCCGGTAGTTGAGCAGGAAGTGCATCCCGTTCTGCAGGTTGTTGCCCCACTCCTCGTGCGGGGACAGCCCGGCCATGATGCCAGCTGCTCGGGGGAAGTCGTGGATGGTCTTGTTGGACAGGTCTTTAGTGGCCTCGTGCGCGCCCCGGTACCACCATCGGCCCTCGGTCTGTTGATCCGGCGTGGCGTTGCGATAGTGGTCCATCGTGTTGCCGATGAGATGTTCCAGGTCGATCTTCTCGCGGACCTTGGTGCCCCGCGCCAGGATCACCAGGGCCTGGGCTATCGCCGAGACGAACAGCTTGCGGTCATTGCGGAAGTGCCCCCACTCATGCTCCCCGACGTCCTCGCCGGTGTCGGGGTGGTAGAACCGGCGCTCACGCGGGCTGTACTTGACCTGGCGCCAGACCCGCTCGGCTTGATCCTCGGGGCCGGTGTCCTGGGGAACACCCGACGCCCACCCGGCGCCGCTCGGGTCACTGACCCAGCGGGGGTTGGAGACAAACATCTCCCCGACTTCGTCGTTGAAGCCCTCGTCCCCCATGGTCATCCAGGGACCTGGGTTGCGGCCGGGAAAGATGTTCACCGGCTTGGGCTCGACGGCGACGGCAGCCGCCAGCACCTGAGTGGCATGGGCCAAAAGAATTGGCCCGGGGTCGCCGGGCCAACTCTCGGTCCTACCATTGTTCCGCATTGGAATTCGCAGAACGGAATTAGTGAATTTACTGCTTCCGAAGGATTATCAGGCCCCTCGGATTCAATATAGCAAGTCCAACCAATTCGTCCATAACCCATCCTTTGTGGAATTGCTGGACTAAATTGTTCTCCTCGACGTCCAGACTGTACATGACCGGGAATACCCCCAAAAATTCTGGGTCCGGAGTCAGGTACGTTGTGCCGATCGGAATGATGATCGACTTGCCGATTTGGAATTCGCCGAATTGGACAATGCGCTCGCCCGCGACAACGCTGTCCTTGAAGGCCCAGCCCGTCGTGTTGATATCCCACCTGTAAAAATCGCGATATTCTTTTGGATTCACCAAAAGACGAGTGGAATCCAGCATGCGCTGGTCGGTGAAGGTCACCGCGTTGTACAGGTCGTCGGGGGCCAGGATGTCTCCGGCCACCGAGATCTCGTTGGGCAGGCTGCCGGTCACCGGCGTGGCCGAAGAGTCAACGAGCCGGTACTGCGCGGCCGCCGTCTCGATCAGGGACACCAACCGACCATCCTCCTGGCGCATAATCGCCTGCTTGGAAAAGTCCTGTTGGTACTCAACCAGGTTAGCCCGAAGGAAGTACAGGTCCTCCTTGCGAATAATGGGGAACGTCGCAATTCGGAACAGCTGAACCTCAACACGCTTGCCCTCGAACGGCGTAATCCGGATTTCGCCTTCTGCGCCGTGGAGAACATATGCCTGACCGAGCTGATCGAGAATGTCGTACTGAATTGGTACGCCGGGTGTGAGGGTATCTTCTAACAAGACATTGCGCAGAATACCCTGATACCGCAGCTGCAGCTGAATGGGGCCGATCATCGATTGGCCGAGTCGCAGCATGCCATTGTTGGCATCCCGCAACATATGCGCCATCCGGATCTGCTTTTCGCGCATGGACAGCTTGCGGCCGCCCAGACGCTGCTGCAACTGGCCCATCTGGACCACGAACTCGTCCGAGGAACGGGCAGAACCGAAACGCTCTAGGCCGGAGCCGTGAGCAACAAGAGCTGGAAGTCCCATGGTCTCCCTCCTTAGCTTCCGGTCCCCAGCGCCACGCTCGTCGCGAAGAACTGCCGACGACCGCTGATGAGGATCTTGGACGTGGACTCCACCGACACCAGGCTGGCGATAGCGTTGGAGTTGTTGGCGCCGGTCGGCGTCAGCACACCCGGGGGCTGCGTGATGCCGGTGGGCAGTACCACCGAGCTGGTGGTGGCGGTCAGCAGCTGGATGCCACCGTGCTGCGGTGACGCCCAGGTGGCCTGTTGATCAAACGCTGGGGCCAGTACCTCGAACAGACCCTGCTCGTTGATCTGCCACACGGTGAACTCGTTGCCACCAGTGGCCAACACCTCGTCGATACCCAGACTGGGTGCGACGAACAGGCTGGACAGACCGAACGGAATGCCGTTGCCGTCCCAGAGTGTGAAGACCTCGTCGTGGAGGATCTTCATCACGCTTCCTGGGTAGATGTCATACGTGCGCGGCCAGTTCGGGTCCAGGAAGCCCGCGTAGGCAGTCGCTTGCGTCTGCGCATACTTGGGCATCAGGGTCCGCTGTTGCGCCGGGTTGTTGATTGTTACCCGCAACATAGGGTTCGCCTCCTTTCAGAGAACTCGGGACCGGGCCCTCAGCCCAGCCACATCATCGCGTCGAACTTGGGGTCCAGGGCACTCTCCCGCTCGGTTGACGCAACCCGGCGGCCCGAGCCGAAGCCCGGGGGGACAGTGCCTCGTTGAGCCCCGCGTGTCGATCCGGCGGGAACCCTGGCTGCGGCGAAGGCTCGTGCGTTGGCCTGGTAGACCGCGTCGAGCAGGTTGGCCCGGTCCTCCACGGTGGAGTGGCGGATGGTCTGCAACCAGCTCGCCAGCTTGAACCGTGCCTGGTAGGGGGCCAGTCCGCAGCGGATGTAAGCCTCGGCGCACCGCAGCGCCGTGAGTCCGTCTGCGAATATCTCCCGGGAGGACTCGCGACTGCTGCCACCGGCAGCCGCCGCACCTTCACCCGGGGCCCAGATCTGGGAATCGACGCTCATCTCCGGATCCGCTTCGGAATCACCGGCATTGTTGGCGAAGTCCCCCAAGTCGAATTGACTTGCCTGGGCATCAGCGTCGGTCTCGTCAGAGACCGGCTTCTCTACATCGACACGATCGTCCGGAGCTGCGACTTCCAGCTTCTCGTCGGCTTGTCGACGCATAGTGTTACTCCCTGCTTCAACCTTTTGTGCGTGACGCAGGGCGGTTTGCAGGGTGGGGAATAGCGCGTCCAGCGGAACGCCCGCTCCCTTCGACCAGCGCGCGGCCGCCCGAGTGAGGGTGCCCGCGCTGTGCTGGTTCCACTGCTGGCCGGTCACCTGGGTCAGCCAGTTGTTGAACTGGGAGAACCAGTGACGGCTGGCATCCTTAGGTTGCGTCTCGGTGGGAGACAACCCCACGTCCTGGAAGTCGTCGCCGCGCACGCTCTGGTCATCGGTCCCCGACAGCTCGGGATTGACCACGGTGGGCTGCTCGACACCCTCGGCGGTGCGACGGCGTCCCTCGCGCGTCATCCGGTTGTAGGTGTCGATGTCGGCCTGCAGACTGCGGCTTTTCGCCTGGATGCGAGCCACCAGGTTGTTCTCGGTGTTGGACTCTTTAGGCTCATCGCCGGTGGGAGCGGCCACCGACTCTGCCGGTGGCACGCCGTCACCCTCGCCGTACACCGAGGGGATGTACGTCTCGGCCTGTTCGCCCAACGTGTTGTCACCGTAAGGCCCGCCGTCGGTGTGGCCGCTGTCGTCGGCCGTGCGCCGGTGCTGACGACGACCAGCCGTCGCCACCCTGCCGCGCTCAGACAGTCGAGGTGCTCCCACGGTCTGGGCTCCTTTCTGCGTGCCCTTTCTCTTCTTATTTCCTGACGAGGCCGACTTCACAGGTCGACGAGCCGGGCGCCGGGCGGATTCTTTATCCTTGAGCCACGGCGGCTTGTTGTCGTCTTTGTCCTTGTCGTCGTCTTCGTCGTCATCGGAGTCGTCATCTTCGTCATCCCCGGCAGTGCGGCGGGAAGACTGGCGACGGCGCCTGGCAGCGAACTGGGGTGGAGGGCCCTGCGTCTCGGTGGGCGTGGGCGGCAGGGGACCCTCGTCCTCTTCGTCCTCGTCGCCCAGCTCGTCTTTCAGCCGGTCGACGTCCTCCTCGATGTCGTCCACGATGTCCTCGACGCCGCCACCCTCGAACTCATCGGCGCCGCCGAATTCGCCGGGCGGCCCGCCACCACCGAAGTCCTCTTCGCCGCCCTCGTCTTCGGGAGCGCCTTCATCTGCCTGCAGCCACGGGGGGCGACGGTCGTCCTCGTCATCCTCAGCGGCATACCTGGTCCGTGTCCGAGCCATGGTCTTCCTCCTTGTTTTCCTCGCCGCTCTGGGCTGAGCTTCTGGGGCCTGCTGGCCCTCCTGGGACGGCGCCCCCACTTCCCCGACGTCCTCCACCAGACGGGCGCTGTCCAGGCCCTGTTCCTCCTGGGTGCGGTCCAAGCGCTTCGTCTCGTCGAAATCGGGGGTCTGCAGTTCCTCGGGGGATTCGATGGAGTTCTGGAACGGCATATCCTCTTCGCGCGGGCGGTACGGGGTAACGAACTCGTAGTCGTCAGCGCTGTCGTCGTCGTCGTCCCTGAGCGTGTCGATGTCCTCGGGCGCCTCTTGTTCGCCCCAGGCTTGCTTGCGCCGGGCTGCACGCGTGCGCTCCTCGCGGTCTTTGTCCTCCTCAGAGCGCTTCTGCTCGCTCTCCGGACGCGGCCGGGGTGAATGGACCTTGGGACCGCGAACCGGCCGCAGGCGGGGAATGGCGGCCGTCTGCTGGCGCCCCCAACCATCGGCCTTGTAGGCGTACACCTTGCCAGAGGGATCCACGTGAACGTGGTCGGCCTCGTAGACCGGCTCGCCGGTGTCTTTGTGGATGAAAGTGGTGTCGTGCTCGGGGTTGTAGCCGACGATCGACATGGGCATGCCTTCTGGTGCCGGGCCCTTGTCCAAGGTCCCGTAGATACCCGCGTGCACGGTGCGATCGCCCTCGCCGGTTTCCTCGTTGAAGGTGTCCTTGTACAGCTGGCTGCCACCGGGCTGGACGTGCAGCCGGGCATTGCGCAGATGCAGGTCATCAATGTAGCCACGCACGTGCTTGCCGGTCTGCTTGTCGGGTTGGCGAACTGACCAGAGGTCGGCCTGAGGCTGCTTGGTGCGCCTCTGCCGATTGAACGCGTGCCGGTTGTAGTGGACGTAGACCTCTTTGCTGGGGTCGATCGGCCGGGCACCCTCACGCTTGACGAACTTGCCCGCCTCGCTGCGCTTTCCGGCCACGATCACCTGGCTGACCACCGCTGTCTCGTCCGCCGGGTCGAACACGTAGCTCAACTCGAAGAAGCCCAAGCGGTAGCAGTTCTCGTAGACCAGCTGGGGCTCGCCGGTGCGCGGATCCGGCAGGTGCTGGCCCTTGTGGAATTTGACGTGGTCGCACATGTCGAACACATCGGTCGCGCGATTGCCGCAGTAGCTGCAGATGGTGAACCCGGCCTCGACTCCCATGGAGACCGAGTCCAAACCACCCGTGCGGATCTCGTGTGCGAGCTTCGGGAACCGCAGCGCATCGATTTCCTGGATGACCTGCACGTACTTGTCTTTGCCGTTCTCGATGTAGCGGGCGGCCACCACCCGGCCGCGTGCCCGGTCCGGATCGAAGTTGGCGTGGTTGACGAAGCACGGCTTGCCCAGGAACGTCTTGTAGGACTTGGCCAGCTCCTCGGACGGCCAGGCGTCCCAGTTCTGGTTGATGCGCGCGCTGATCGCCCGCACGGCGGTGTAAAGCATGCCGTCGCGGAACTGAAAGTCGGGCACCACAGCAGCTTGTTTGGCCAGCCGGAAGGGCTGGATCAGCTGGGCAACCCTCTTGCGGTCCTCCCCGATGCTGGCCACCCGACCGACGACTTTGTGCTGGCGGTTGGCCAGGATGGAGGTCGCGTAGAACTGGCGCTGGGCACTCTTGAGCGCCCGCCGGAAGCGGTGTTCTACCTCGCGGTCACGCAGGTCGACGCTCATTGGACGTAATGAGTCCCTTGGAGGTTTAAACCGTCCAGGTTGCGCGCACCCTGCGGGTGATACTCGTTCATCAGGTCGGCCTGCTCCTGGGCCGAGTAGTTACGCCCGGCCTGCTTCAGGAATCCGGCTGCCGCACCGGCGATATCGGAGTCGGAGAAGGTGCCGCGTCGGCCGCCTCCGCTGACAGCTGGACCGGCGCCGTAGACGCCCATCATGGCCTGGCGCCGGGAACCACCCTGCGGTGCACCGCGACCACGGCCGTATTGCCCACCAGCTGTCGTGGCCTGGAACTGCCGCACCACGTCGGAGTTGTCGTGTAGGGAGGCCAGTGCCAGCAGCTCGGGTGCGGCTTCGGCCA